TACTGGAGAACTTCTCCAGTCGCACCCACCGTTCACCCGTCTCTCCCTTTTGAGGAAATAGGGTAAACTTGGAACGTATGTCGTTTAGGACATCGAACCAGGCAGATGGCAGTATCAACTTAACCAAATTGATACAAACGGTGTCGCTTGCGTTGGAGAGATCGAGAGTAGCAAACTCTCGAGATACACTGGATGTCTGCGCAATCTTGCGATGCTCATCTTGTGCCTTGTCTAAGTCCCACCCAGCTGCTTTCAGAAGGTGCCTCAGGGCCCTTCCATACGCCAGCTGGTAGAAAACGTTAACCGATGGTTCAGACCCAATGGATCTGTCGGTCAACGACGTTTTTAGCGCCGTCGAATAACGGTTCCCGCGGACAAAAGACAACTCTCCTTGACGTGCAGCAAAAGCGCTGCCCCACTGAGTACCTAACCACTGCGGTAGGTGCCAGATGGCGTCAATGGTTAATGACGGATCAGAAGACATTTTATCAGGCGCAGTGGTCTTCCTGCCTCTATCGGAAAACGTAGCCCCTGGTCCAAACCTTCCTGCCGCGAGGCGAGGGGGCATAGGACCAATCCACTCAAGTACTATTTTTCTGGCGGACGACAAAAAAATCGTCCACCATCTCGTCCCGGTCGCATGCGTGTGAATGCTGCGGCAAGTACGGAGATAGTCTTTCGTTGGAACGGTAACAATCGCGCTCCCCTTCCCACCACTTCTGCATAGCAGCGGCCTTGCGGTCGACACCATTTGGTAGGGCGGTATACTTCTTTAGAAATGCAGTTGCCTGCACATCGAGGAAGTAAGGGAGAGCGGAATCGTAGCTACGCGGGTTAGCGGACAATGTCGCTAACTCGTCCCATTTCGATTCGACCACCAGTTTCTTGGCAGCCAAAGCTAATGGGGAACCTAGACCGTCTAACAGGAGACAGGTCACATCCTTCACTTCACGCGAAAAGATATTTGTCATCACTCTAAACCCCTACCGGTTAGGTAGGAGCGTAGCCGGTTTCACCGGCCGCCTTGATGAGAGCGTCCGCCATCAGGTTGCAGTATTGGTACACTGCTTCCTTCAGGACGTTCGCTGGCACACCTTGCGGAAGTGTCATGACACCCCCGTCGATCACGATTCGATCTTTCGCTGAGTACAGCGTAGTGGTCG